CTATTTAAAATTTATTTCTGTAATACCTAGTTCTATCAATGTTCTTGATTTGAATTTTTTAATTTTTGAACATTCATAATGTATTGATATTATAAATGTGTTAAGAAATTCTGCCCTTTCTTCATAATTTAAAACTTCCCATACTTTATTAAAATTCAATAGAATATTTTCAAATTTTATTTTATTATTTTTTCTTTTTATAGCATCTTCTTGTTGTTTTTTCATTTTATTAATATCATTTAAAGCATTATCTAACTCATTTTGATATTTTTCTAACTCATCATCTGAAATTAAATCATTTAACCAAGCACGTTGTATTTTAGAGCGTTTTTTAGTAATAATATCTAATTCTTTATCATAATTTATTACAATAGTCTTATTTTGATTTTTGTTTTCAACTCCAACATCAAACGAATAATTATTCAAGTAATCTATTAATTTATCCAACACCTTTTTTTCTGATATAGTAGGAGCAAATTTACCTGATCTTTTACAATATATACATCTATAATGATTTTTATATTCCCCTTTGATTTTTTGCCTTGATACAGCTAATCTTCTATGACACGTAGGGCATGATATAAGTCCTCTGAATAACGCATAATAGCTTTTATTTTTCCCTTTACTTTTATAGCAATTTCTTTCTTCGAGCATACTTACTATTTTGTCATGTTCCTCGTCAGTAATATAAGGCTCGTGAGTATTCTTGACTTCTATATTCATTAGCAAAGTGTGACCGCAATATACTTTTTGCCTAGCAATTTTATTAACCGTATTAAAATGCCAAAATGATTTTTTTAACTCACTATACTTATGAAATTCTAATATTTTTGCTATGTGACTAGTACTATATCCATCTAGTAATTTTTTGAAAATAAATTCAATACACTCTCTCGTTCTTTCGTCTTTCACCAATTTACCATTTACTTTTTTATAACCAAAAGGCGGGTGATTGATATAGTTACCATTTTTCACCGATTGAATTTTGCCTGCTATCATTCTATCCCGAATAGTGTCACGTTCTAGTTGGGCGAATGTTGATAACATACCAACAGTAGCCATTCCTATTGCTTGTGAAGTATCGAAATTTTCGCTAATACTAACTAAGTAAATATTATTCGGTTTAAACAAATCTTCAATCAATAGCATAGTATCTTTTATTGAGCGTGAAAGTCTGTCTAATTTATAAATTAATACTATATCTATTTTGTCTACATCTAATTTCAATCTGTCAAGTTCTGGACGGTTAAATTTAGCCCCTGAAACTCCAGCGTCGATATAAGTATCAACAATTTTATAATCGTGCAATTTAGCATAAGTCGTTAATTTTTCTATCTGAATATCAATAGAATTGCCATTATCGGCTTGCTCTTGAGTTGACACACGGGCGTAAATCGCTGCTCTTTTATTCATAATACACACCCTTTCTTGATTATTTTGGTCGTATATGGTATACTTAAAATAATCTTGTTTATATAACAATACACAATTATCTCAGGATATTTTAAATAATCCTATTGGTAAAAAAACTCTCTTACTCTTGGCGGGGCGGGGGAGTTTTTTCATTTATGCACCTAGTTGTGTTTTTATTTTTTTCTTTTCTTTTCTTCAAAATTGATGATTTTTATATTATATTCATCTAGTGCATCTTTATATTCGTCTTTTAAATCGTTATATCCATCAGGACTTACAATAATAGATAAGCTTTCGTTTCTTCCTAATAGTTTAAAAAAGAAAAGAGTACCTCTTTTGAGATACCCTTATATGATATTGATGCTGATGTTTCACAGCTAATAATGATATTGATGTGGGTGTTTCACCACTAATTTATATAATTAGTATCTCATTTTTCTTATTATTTGTCAAATGTAAAGTAGAATTTTTTTATCCTTTCTTCTATAACGTCCATAGATTCATTTGAAATTATAATATTTCCTGCACTTTCAAATTTAGAAAGAGGAATTAGTTTTCGTTTATCTATTGTTTGTATCATATTGATACAGGCAAAACTATCTTTATTTTTATATTTTTCATATTTTATAATTCCTTTATAATGTTTCTCTTGTGATTCTAGAAATTCTTCTTTACCTTTTTGTAATTTATATAAAGCTTGATTTATTAGTTCTTCAGAATAAAAATTAATTTTTTGCTGATTTTCTGGTGTTATAATTCCATTATTCTCTATTAATAATTTTTCTACATAATTTTTGAATTTATTACTGTAATATTCTCTATTTGTATCTAATTCAGATAAATACTGTTTTGAATCTACTTTCCACTTAGCAATTAAATTATCTATTTTATTAAGATGATATTGTGAATTTTTTATATAGATATTATCTATGAGGTGTAATTTTTGATAGTAGTTCTTATTTTTTGACGAAAGAGGGACTACAGTGATTGTGCTTTTAGTTTCTTTATCGTATTTATCTAATACTATAGCGAAATGATTACCACTTATTTCTGCACCTATATTTATTCCAAATTTTACATATACAACAGTTCCTCTTTTAAACTTAGGAAAGTATTTCGGAATACTTCCTTGTGCTTCATTATGTAGTTGATTTGCTTTGAATAGTGTTGACTGCGGAAGATATTTGAATTTATATAAATTATATTTCATTATCTTTTGAAATATATTATATACTTCTTTAAATTTGTCTTTCATTGAGTACCTCCTTAAAACTTTCTCTCTCCTTTAAAACTTTCTTCTTAGTTCAACTACTTTTCCTACTATCTTTACTGGTAAATTTTCTATTTCTTCATTTGAGTAAAAATAAGTAGGATAACTACTGTTATTAGGTATTAGCATTATTCCGTTAGTTTGACGTTGTAGTCTCTTACAAGTAGCGTCATCTCCATTAACAAGTGCAATTACTGTATCTCCGTTGTCAGCTGTCGATTGCTGCCGAACTATAACGATATCATTATCGGTAATATCCGGCAGCATACTATCTCCGCTTATTCTTAGACCGAAAAATTCACCTTGATTTTTCCATGAGTATGGAATTTCTTCATAATCTATTATATCTTCTATTGCTTCTATTGGTATTCCTGCGGGAACTACTCCGAGGACGGGTATTTTTATTCCCTTGGGGTGGGGTTTTGTTTTTTCTTCAATTAAGTCTTCATTATGACCTATAAGGTCGCTACGGTTAATTCTAAAGTATTTACAAATTTTATCGACCTTATCCATTCTAGGAGTGTTATATCCTTTTACGTAGTTGTTAATAGTAGTATTACTAACACCGATTGCTTTAGCCAAATCAAGTTGGGTTTTATTATTTTCTTTTAGCAATCTTTTAAGATTAGTTTGGAATATTTCTTTTATGCTATTCATATTAAAAACTCCTTTCTTATTACTTATTATAAACTTTAACTTGAAAATTTTCAAGTTAAAAAATAAAGAAATCAAGTTTTTTTGAAAAAAATACTTGACATCAAGTTAAAGTTGATTTATAATTAAGATACAAAGTTAAGAAAGAAGGTGAGAAAGTGACATTGAAACTCAGCTTAAAAGCGGCAAGGGTTAATGTGGGGTTAACTCAAAAAGAACTAGCAAAATTAATGGGAAAAAGTGAAAGTACCATTATTAATTGGGAAAAGGGCGATGGGAAAAATATTAATTTGTTTGATTTCCGAAAAATTTGTAAAATATTAAAAGTTAATCCTGATGATATATTTTTTTAAGAGTTAAATCAACTTTAACTTGATTTTAAAATCAAACCAATAACTCCCTTGAGCAATAAGGGAAGAAAGGAGGAGAAGATGGAGAAAAAAGAAAAACTTTTGAGGATACCAATTAATCAGTATGAAAAATTAGTAAAGATTTCTCAAAAGTTAGGAATTAGTATTAATGAATTTATCTTAATAGCGATAGCTGAAAGAATTAAGAGTTTTGCTCTTTTAGATACTGACGGATAATAAATTCAATTTCTTTGTTAAGTGAACGACCGTTTTCTTTGGCAATTTCTCTAAGTTTATCAATTAATTCTTTATCTATCTTAAGTGGGTATTGGTAAATTTCTGCCATAGTTATGCTCCTTTTAAAATGATATCAATATTATATCATAAATATATATTTTAAAAAAGATATCAAAAAGATATTGACAAGATATCCTTTTAAATATATAATATAGATATCTAACAGATATCCTAATGTGGAAGGGGGCGATAAGATGGAAAAATCAACACTTATATTAAGATTACCTATCGATTTAAAAGAACGGCTGGATAAGCTAGCTAAAGATAAGGGGATTTCACGCAATGCATTGATATTAAATATCCTTTGGGAATATCTAATAAAAGATTAAATAACTCCCTTGAGCAATAAGGGAAGAAAGGAGGAGAAGATGGAAATAGAAAAAATTTTTTTCTTAGATGATACATACTTTGAAAATTGCTTATTAAGTAATGATATTCCAAAAGAAATAGCCGAAGTATCCGATAGCTTTGTAAAAATAACTACTGATAAATCGACTATAAAATATGTAAATTTAGATTACATACAAATGATAATACCTAAGAATTTAAAAGTTATTTCTTCTTAGATGTTTTAGTTTGTGATAAAGCACTTCCTGCTACTGATTAAGAGAGTTAAATAGATTATTTTAGAAAGGAGTGATTTTATGTACGAGGTGTATGCTGTAATTGCCAATGTTTTAGCTTGTGTTTACGCACTTTTGATGGTAAGCATCTGGAGTGACTATCTTGATTTTTCATGGCTTTTTGGAAAATATTCAAAAATTCTTTCGCTGAGTTTGGGTACTTTATTATTTTTGATACTTCTTGTGCTTCTAGCAACAGTTCAATAATAATATAGTCAAATAGTTCGGATGCGGATTTTAAATGGTTGTAATAAAAATAATCATATTCTTCCCCCCAAAAAAATGGAATAGAGTTGGCTGAATGATATTTATATTTTGATACGTAAGAAATTAACTTTGGAGGAATTTTTTCCAAATTATTATTTAAGATTACACTCAAAAAATCAGGTTTTTTTCGTGAATATCTTGGATGAGCTATTAACCAATGATAATTTAAAAATTCTTCATTTAAAGCAGAGTTTAATTCTCTGAATAACTGTATGTAAAGCTCTTTATAAAGTTTCTCATTTTGAGAATGTTTGTATTCTTTATTAATTTTAAGCGTACCAAGCCAATGAGAAATGAAGATTGATAATACCGAAACTATGGGAGTAATAACCGTACTCCAATTTGTTTGCATATAATTCACCTCCTTTGAGGTAATTATAACATAAATTAAAGAAAGGAGGGAGAAGAAATGTGTATGGTAATAATACTAATTCCTTTAATTTTATTAATATTAGGAAATATATATCAATATATAATCATTAACAAAATTAAAGAGGATTTAAAAACAAATTATAGAGTTGCAAATAAAATAATAACCAAAGAAACTAATCGTTAAAAAAGCTGTTAATCATATTGTTTAAAGTTGCTTGGTCCTTATTATATAAAGTTTCTATAGTTTTATATAGCTTTAACATTAGGTTACTGTCAATAGCCATTGATTTGATATTTTTATATTTCCCATCTGTTAAAAATAATAAGCTGGGCGCATCTTTAAAAATATAAATACTTATGTTGTTATTCGCAGTAAAAAAACCAAGTATATTTTCACTGCTATTTTTAGTTTGAAGATTAAATACAAGAGATTTGTTTGATTTTTCTGACAGCATTTCAACAATTTCATTAGGGACATAAGTTAATTCATTCCAAGTTATTTTGTTGTGTATGGTTTTATTTATCAATTTTGCTACAAATTCATTGAATTGAGTCATATTGAACACTCCTTTTTAATTGAATTTTTAAGTTTGGTAAGTAATCTAATAGTTTCTTGGTTGTCTATATATTTTTTTTTAAAATATGATGAATATTCTTCATTAGCACACTTTAGTATTTCTCCGTGGGATGTTTCTATATCTACAAGAGTAGCATATATATCATTTTTCCATAATTGAAAGTCATTAGATTGTTCTTTAATGAGCTTTATATAGTTTTCAAGTGAAGATATTAATTCTTCTTTATCTTTTAGTAAAAGAAGTCTATTAGTATTCTTGTTAATTTGAATTTTAATATTTTTAGTATTTTTAAAAGTCCTGTAAGTCAAGTATATACTTACATAAGCTAATAGAATACTAAAATTTGCAACGTGTGGCCAGACATTTAATAACATAATTTTTACCTCCGTAATCTAATTATAGCACAAAACTTTAAACAATAAAAAGCAGGAAATATATAAATTATAATTCACCTCCTTTGAGGTAATTATAACATAAAAAAGAAAGGAGTGATTAAAATGATTGTGGTGACTGTAAAGAATTCTGATTTATCGAAATTAGCGATTGATAACTTGAATAAATTTTTTACTAAATTATTTAACAACAAGCCGGAATTGATAGAACAATTACAAAAGGAGACAAAAGATGAAACTACACAGAGGAACTAACAACGCTGTATATTTATCAATCATAACGACTAGCGTATTCGCATTGATGGCAAGCAATATAGAATGGGGGACTATTTTAGCAGTATCTCTATTCACTGCAATGGCATGGGCGTATATCTTTGATAAAAGAATTGATAATTTTTTCCCGGAGAGTGACGTTGAATAATGAATACTTATGAATTACACGATAAATTAATCGAACTTCAATCGCTGCAATGTGAAGTCGACGCCCATGTTGAAATATGGCGAAGGGAAAATATAACTACAGCTTTACACGAAGAGTTTCACGAATGGTATAACACGCTTGAATTATTCAAAGATTGGAAAAAGAATAGAGGAAAATCTAAAGAAGTACAATTAGAGGAATTAGCCGATTGCTTAGCATTTGCTTTATCGTTGTTAAATGATGATAAGCGAAATTTAAGCCTAATGAGATGTATTTTTATCACAAAAAGAATGGAGAATAATTCTCATCAAAAAGGAATGTTAAATGAGATAAGCAAAGGTTATTTGTTCGCTAAAAGAGTAATAAATACAGTATTTGTTCAAGAAAGCGAAATGGCAATTGAGTTAATTTTAGATATAGCAATGTTATATTATTCGCTTGAAGATCTATTTGAAGCGTACGAGCGAAAATCAAAAATAAATATCCAAAGACAGAAAGAGAATTATTAAAAACAGCCCTCTGAGAAAGGACTGTATAAATAACATATTATAAGTTAAAAATAACATATTTAGGAGGAAAAAGCAAGTAATGAGAGATAATGCTAACTTAAAAGCAGCTTATACATTACTTTCTTTTGCAGAAGAAATTTTAGAAGCTGAAAAATGGAATACTAAACATTTAAAAGTTTTAAAAGAAGATTTAGAAGGTTGTATTGAAAGTAAAAGTATAGCTGTTTATGACAAAATCAGAAAATTAAATAAAAATCAAGATATAGTATTGAAACAAATAAAAAAATATGATGATGAGTATATTATATCAACATTAATTAATTTTAGTGAAGAATATGAGTTAGATAAGGATGTAGAAAATAGTTACACTTTACTAAATGAGAGAGAAGAATTAGAAGTAATCGAAGAATATATAAAGTATTTAAAGGGGAAATTAAATGTTGACAAAAGAATTCGTAAATAAAGTTAAAGAATTAGGATACGAAATAGAATTTGAAAATGACTTTTCGCCAATAATTCGTATCAGTAATGGAATTGGCAGTTTAGGGACAGTATTTTGTGATACTAATTTAATTTGTAATTACAGCTTCACGCCTATAGAGTTAAAAAAAATAATGAGGGAATACGAGGATACTCCAATAGATGAGAGAGAAGAAAAAAACATTACTTTATTTGAAATACCACTATTTGGATTAAAAACTATCGATGGTTATCAACAATATCTTAGCTACGACGAAGAAAAAGATTGTTATTTTGTTAGTAGAGGACGTTCTACTTTAAAACAAACATTTACTGAAGATGAATTAGAAAAAATACCAAGCTATTATAGGGTGTTAGCAAAGGAGATAAAAGATGTTAACAACTAAAACATTTAAAAGAAAAAGGGGGGTAAAAATATAATGAAAAAATTATTACAAGCAAGAGTTTTGTTACAGAAAAAAAAGATTAAAAAGACAGGATATAATCCTTATACAAAATCAAATTATTTTGAATTATCTGATTTTTTACCTTATGCAAATGAAATATTTGAAAATTTAGGTTTGTATCCACATTTTACATTATATAAAGATAGTGCTAAATTAAGTTTTACCGATTTAGATACCGGAGATAAGTTACAATATGCAATACCTAGTCAATCTACTGTAGGTGCTAATATGCAAACTATAGGCGGTATTATTACTTATAGTAAACGTTATTTATATATGAACGCTTTAGAAATAGCGGAAAGTGATAATTTAGAGTTAAATCAACAATATTATAAACCAACGGCAAAAAGTATTGACATAGCTACCAAATTCAACAGAGAAGAAGCGTTAACAGCTATGAATAATAACAATGTTACTATTACTCAAATAAATGGTTGGTTAAAGAAAAAAGGATTAACAGCAACAAAATTAGAAGAAATACCCGATAAGGAGTTAGAAGAATTATGGAAGAACTTTTGTCAAAGTATAAAAAAATAAATGAACAAATTGATATGTTGAATATCGAAAAACAGGAATTGAGAGATCAAATAATAAATAAGATGAAAAAAGATGAAATAGAAAGTTTTGAAAGTGAAATAGGTAAGGTTAAATTTAAACCAGCTTATTTTAGAAAATCATTCAACAGTAAAGAATTTAAGGCGGATAATCCGTTCATGTATGAAAAATACATAAAAGAAACAGAGGTAAAAGAAAGTGTTGACATCAGATTACAACTTTAAGTTTGATGAATTAACACATACTTATTACTTAAACGATAAAGAAATATTATCGGTCACTCAATGCATTAAATTGTTGTTAGGGGAAATGTACGACAATATTCCCTACAGCATTTTGAAACAAGCTAGCGATTATGGAACTAGAATACATTTTTTAATAGAGAGCTTAGAAGATGGTATTGAATGGGAAACTAGAAACGTTTATGAAAAAAACGCAATAAGACAGTATGAAAAAATTAAAGACTTTGAAACATTAGAAAAAGAAAAGTTTGTATCTTATGAAAATGTATATTGCGGTAGAGTAGACGGTATAGGAAATAATATAATTTATGACATTAAGACTACTAGCAAAGTCAACGAAGAATATCTTAAATATCAGTTATCACTATATTTAATAGCTTATGATAAAACTAATTATGATAATTACAAAGGTTATGTATTGTGGTTACCCAAAAAAGGAACTGGTAAAAAGATAGAGATTAAATTATTTAGTAAAGATGAAATATTAGAGATTATAGAAAAAATAAAGGAGTTAACAATATATGATTAATAATGCAGTATTAACCGGGAGATTAACTAAATCCCCGGAATTAAAATACAGTGCTAATAACACAGCTTATGTTAACTTTACATTAGCCGTAAATAGAGCTTTTAAAGCTGAAAAAGATACAGACTTTATAACATGTAAAGTATTTAACAAGCAAGCTGAAAACCTAGCTAAATTTTGCGGTAAAGGCAGCTTAATAGGTGTTGTAGGAAGTATTCAAACTGGAAGTTATCAAAATAACCAAGGTAACACGGTATACACAACAAACGTTATGGTTAACAGTGTTCAATTTTTAGAAACAAAGCAACAACGAGAACAACAAGGTCAATTTAATCAAGGGTATAATCAGTCATTTAATAACAACGGATATAACCAACAGAATAATTTTAATCAAGGATATAACAGTCAAAATAACGGATATAATAATAAACAAGCACCTGACGCTTTAGAACACATCAGGCAAAATAACAATACTCAAATGGACTTTGGTTTTAATCCAATGATGGGAGTTAATAATACTAACACAGTATTTGACGATATACCAAATCCTTTTGCAGAAGATTAAAATATGGAAAGAGATATATTCAAACAAAATGGTAAAGTATTAGTAGTTAACTTAGAACTATTAGAAGTATTAGGGGGAGTAGGGTATCTGAACGAAGCTCTAGTCCTCCAACAGATTGATTATTGGTTAGAAATTAATAAGAAGAATAGCGAGAATTTTATAAACGGTTATTACTATATGTGGAGTTCTTTCGATGAAATGATAGAACGAGATTTTAAAAATTGTTTTACAAAAAGAACATTAATTAGAATTATATCTGCCTTAGAGAAAAATAAATATTTAATCACTTTGAGAAAAGGGAATAGAAAATATTATAGAATAAATTACAATAAAATAAATAATAAATATAACAAATATTTTAACATTAGCGGTGAACCTGAAAAGAAACCCGATGAACCTGTGAAGACGTTAATGTTAAGGCACAATGACAAAAAAATACAAAAAAACAATTGCCAAAATGGCAAGGGTGGATTGCCAAATTGGCAATTTGCGGATTGCCAAAATGGCAACTCCATAGAAGATATTAATAAAGATAATAATATATATATTAAATATAAGAACTTTATCAAAGATACTAGTAATACAAGTATAAGCTATAATAAGTCCTTTAGTAATACTAGTAATAGCTATAATAACATATCTAGTAATAATATATATAACCATAATAAAATATCAAACAATAAAAAAGAGTATAGTTATAACAAACGTATAAATGATAAAGCTGATAAAGATAATTTAAATACAAACAAAAAACAATACACTTTTTCTAGTAAAAAAATAAATAAAAATAACAAAAATCAAAAAAATAGTTCTAAGTTTGAAACAGAAATATCAAAATTAGACGATTTAAGATACCATTCAGACGTTTCGGAGAAAATTTGGAGTAATTATACCGAAAATGATTTTATCAAAGCGAGAGGGTATCAGAAACGTCAAATTGGTTTTATAAACTCACATGAGCAAGAAAAAGAGTTTATAAAAGATGTTGTAAAAGATGTTATGAATAGCAATAACAAGAGTTTTAGGATAAACGGCAAACGCGTAGAAATTGACGAAATTATAAATCAATTAAAAAAAATAAAAGATGAGCATATAGAATATTGTGCTAATAAAATCTTAAATAACAAAAAAATAAAACATAAAAAGAATTACATAATCACAAGTTTATACAATTCAATCAAATCTAAAGATAATAAAAATTCTGAAAGTTCTTTAGGTTATGATTGGTTAAAAGAATAAAAAGGAGAATAGAATGCGAGAAATTATAAAAATAGAATTAAACGAAAATCAAGAGCCGATAGTAAGTGGTAGAATACTACATGAGGTATTGGAAGTTAAGACACCTTATCATAAATGGATAGAAAGGATGTTTGAATACGGATTTGAAGAAAATAGAGATTATTTAGTTACGGACATTTTTGTCCACAACTCAAATGGTGGTAGACAAACGATGATAGACCACGTTATAAAATTTGATATGGCTAAAGAAATAGCAATGCTGCAAAGAACGGATAAAGGAAAAGAAGTAAGACAGTATTTTATTAAAGTTGAGAAAGAATTCAACAGCCCTGAAAGGATAATGGCAAGAGCGTTATTAATTGCAGATAAGAAAATTCAAACTTTGGAAACTGCGATAGAAGAACAAAAGCCAAAAGTTATATTTGCTGACGCTGTTAATTCTAGCCATACATCAATTTTAATTGGCGATTTAGCAAAAATATTAAAACAAAACGGAATTAGTATAGGGCAAAAAAGACTATTTGCCTGGTTAAGAGAAAAGGGATATTTAATCAAAAGAAAAGGCAATGATTGGAACATGCCTACTCAAAAGAGCATGGAGTTGAAATTATTTGAGATTAAAGAAAGCACGCATAACAACCCTGACGGCTCTATTAGAATAACTAAAACTCCGAAAGTAACAGGTAAAGGGCAAATATATTTTATTAATAAATTTGTAAGGGTAATTTAAGATGACTTTTAATTTTTTTACAAAAATAAAAAGCGAAGATTTTCCAAGGACTACAGCACAACAAAAGAAATTTTCGACCAAGACAAAAAGATTTTACGAAACATCGAAAACTAAACTAGCTAAAGGGCAACTTATTAAAGCGTTGTGCGGTAAGCAGCCTAATAAGCCGTTTGACACGCCTATAGAGCTTACAGTGATTTGGGTATTCCCTAAGGTTAAGCAAGCTAAGAATGGTCAAAGAAAAGGAACTAGACCTGATTTAGATAATTTACAAAAAACATTACAGGATACTTTAGCTAAATTAGGGTATTACAAAGACGATAGTTTAATTACTGATTTGATAGTTAAAAAACGTTGGCATGATTGTAGCGGTATTTACATCAAAATTAGAGAAGTTGAAAAGATTGACAATGAATTTAATGAATTTATCAAGGAGTTTGACTAATGGCAGTTTCAAAGAAAAAACACAAGAAAAAGAAAATAAAAAAGTCTAATGTGTTAAATAATGTTAGTGTGAAAGATTTAAAGAAATTTACTCAAATCAAAGTTAAAGAACAAATACAAAACGAAATAGAACGGAATAAGATTAAAGTTTTAGAAGCAACTTACGAGGATATATTTATTAATTTGTTAGGAGTTCCATTATTAGCACTTAGAAATAAAGGCTGGGGTGGTAAAAGGTTAAGGGAATTTTATCAAGAGATGATAACAATATTTAAAGATTATCACCAAGAGTGGTTAAGTAGTCAAGATATGGCGGAAGTAATATCAAAAGAAACTGGCTTTGATTTATTGAAAGAAAAGCAAGATTTTATAGAATGGTTAAGAAGTATTGATTTAGGAGGAAATCATGAATAAAGAAAAATTCTCGAATAGACTTAAATATTTAAGATTAAATAAAAATGTTAGCCTTAGAAAACTAAGTAAAGAGGTAAGGATACCTCACACAACGCTTAGTGGATATGAAAAAGGTCGTATTCCTGATAAAGAAAGACTAATAAAATTAGCAAATTACTTTAATGTTAGTATTGATTTTCTATCGGGAGAAAATGATAAGATAAAAATCAATAAAAATCTTGGAGTAATATTTGTATTAGTGTTTATTTTTATAGCAGTAATAACAATACTAGCTTCAGCGTTATAAAGAAAGGATATCGTTATGACACTAGATAAAATAAATAAAATATTAATTATGCTAGTAATTATGGCATTTACATTCGTCATTGGAATGTATGTGGGCGGGTATCACACGGGTAAAAATTTACAAAAAGTAGCAAATCAAAATTTAGAAGATAGATTGAAAAATTATCAGAGTAAGGAGATTAAATAAAATAGATTATGAGTAACAAAACAACAGTATTTACAACTTTAGCTGCGAGTAACCACTCAAAAAGGCAACGGGAACAAAATGATTATTACGCAACTGAGCCAAAAGCAATGCACTTATTGCTAGAAAAAGAAAACTTTAGTAATTTGATTTTAGAGCCTGCTTGTGGAGAGGGGCATTTGTCTAAGGTGCTTATGGAGTATGGATATGATGTTATTAGTGAAGATTTAATTGATAGAGGTTATGGTGGTGTTAGAGATTTTTTTGAAAGATCCGCTTGGTTAGGAGATATAATTACAAATCCGCCGTATAAAATAGCATTGGAATTTTTAAAACACGCACTAAATATAATACCCGCAGGTAATAAGGTAGCTATGTTTTTAAAAATTCAATTTTTAGAGGGAAAGTTACGAAAAAAATTTTTCGAAGCGAACCCACCTAAGGTAATATATGTGTCGAGTAGCAGACTAAATTGTGCGAAAAATGGTCGTTTTGATAAATATACGTCAAGTGCGGTATGCTATGCATGGTTTATATTTGAAAAAGGGCACGAAGGAAAAACAACTATTGAATGGATAAATTAAAAGGAGATGAATTATAATGCCAAATTGGTGCGAGGGCAATTTAAAAATTAGAGGTAAAAAGAAAGATTTAATTAGTTTTTTTGAACACGAAATAGTAATTGTAAAATTCGATGAAATTTTAAGTTCGCCTGAACAAATTCCAATTAAATTCGTCAATGATGATATGGAGTGCGTATTTTCGTTTTCGGAAAAAAACTTTTTGAGCGATTTATATTTAAAAAAATCATATCGTTTTTTTATAGAAAATGACGTAATTGAATTTTGGCATGACGGTGAGAAAAGCAAGATTTTATAGAATGGTTAAGAAGTATTAATTTAGGAGAAAAATAAATGTATACCAGAGAAGACGCTAGATTTTTTTTAGAAAATTATAATAATTTAAAATTAGAATGTGATGAATTCCTTTTGTATTCTTGGCAGCCAGGAAATAAAAGCGAGATAGCTTCCCAAAAAACAGGTAGGGAAAATGAACGAAATATTATTAAAAAATTGGATAATAAAACTTATCAAGAAAATAAATATATAATAAAATGTGTAGATACATTTTTAAAATCACTAGATCCCGAATCATATAGAATTGTGTATGCTAAATATTTTTATCGTATGAAAAATTATGATATTGCAACTAAATATTATATTCATATTTCAACCTTAAAACGTAAATTAAAGGTATTATTAGATGATTTTTTAAGAATTTTAAATAATTTTTAAAAAGTTGAGCCATTTGAGCCTTTTTTATGTGTTATAATGGTAATGTGGACATTTTAGGTAGAACTTAAAATTCATAACATACCTTTTTAATTTTATTTTTATTTAACTTAAGACAGTCGTTAGATTGTCTTTTTATTTTGTCATATAAAGGGGGGTGGAAAATTGGCAAAATTAACCTTAAAACAACAGCGTTTTGCTGATGAGTACATCATTAGTGGAAACGCAACTAAAGCAGCTATTAAAGCGGGTTATAGTGAGAAAACAGCTAATAGGATAGCTACTGAAAACCTGTCAAAACCTGTTATTAAAGCCTATATAGATGAACGACTAGATGAACTCAACTCTAAGAAAATAGCAAACCAACAAGAAGTACATGAATATTTAACATCAGTAATGCGTGGAGAACAAACTGAACAGATATTACGGTCAGTCGGGGATTATAAACAAGAAATAACAGATATAGCAGTAAGTGCTAAAGATAGATTAAAAGCTGCCGACTTATTAAACAAGATACACCAAGCTAGAGAAGATAAGAACGTTACTTCAACTGAAAAAATAGTTATTGTCGACAGGTGGCAAGATGAGTAAATTTGATGTTCAAGCTAATATTAATCCTCATTTTAAAGATGTGTGGCGTTCTAAAGTACCTTACAATGTTTTGAAAGGTGGTCGTAACAGCTTTAAGTCGTCTGTTATAGTTTTAAAATTAGTTCATGATATGGTTAAGTTTTTGATTGATAACAAAAAAGTTAATATTGTAGTTATCAGAAAAGTTGCGAATACAATAAGAGATAGTGTGTATAACAAAATACGTTGGGGGATAGATATGTATGGGTTAACTAATTCTTTTAAAGCAACTGTTTCCCCTTTTAAAATTACTCATATAACAACTGGATCTAGCTTTTATTTTTACGGCGCAGATGATTTTCAAAAACTAAAATCTAACGATATAAGTAATATAATAGCAGTGTGGTATGAAGAAGCAGCGGAGTTTGATGATAAAGAGGAATTTGACCAAACAAATATTACCTTTATGCGGCAGAAACACAAGGATATACTTTTTGTAAAATTCTATTGGAGTTATAACCCTCCTAGAAATCCTTATAACTGGATAAATGAGTGGAGTGAACAAATCAAAACAGATGATAATTATTTGGTGCATGAATCGACTTATCTAAACGATGAACTGGGATTTGTTACCGAACAAATGTTGGCTGATATTAATAGGATAAAGGAAAATGATTTTGATTATTATCGGTATATTTATTTAGGTGAAGCTGTAGGAATAGGCAATAACGTGTATAATATGAATTGTTTTCATGCTATAAAAGAGTTACCTTCTAATGATAGATTAATAGGTGTTTCTTTTGCGCTTGATACTGGGCACCAACAAAGTGCTACTGCTTGCGGCGCTTATGGTATTACTGCAAGAGGAAACGTAATTTTGCTTGATACATTTTATTATTCTCCCGCGGGTAGAAATATTAAAGCCGCGCCTAGTGATTTAACTGTTATGATTAATGAATTTATTAAATCAATACAAAATAAATATAATGTTAATGTAATTAGGTTAACTATTGATAGCGCGGAGGGCGCGCTAAGAAATCAATATTTCAAAGATTTTGGCGTGCGATGGAATCCAGTGGCTAAAAAGAAAAACCAAACCATGATTGATATGGTAACAAGTCTACTTGCTCAAGGTAGGTTTTTTTATTTAGAAAATGATAACAACAAAATATTTATAGAGGAACACAAAATGTATCGGTACGATGAAAAAACAATACGTACTGATGATCCGAAAGTTATTAAAGAAGATGATCATACTGTCGACGAGTTTAAATATTTTGTTTTAGATAATGCAAAATTGTTGGGATTAAAAGTATAGGAGATAAAATGGGACTTATACAGATTATTAAGAATTTTTTTAAAAGGAGTAAATATAGTATGCAGAGCAGCTTGACAAGCTTATTAGACCACCCGAAAATAGCGGTATCTGATGAGGAATATAATCGAATACAGAACAATTTGATATACTTTCAAAGTAGGTTTAATGATGTTACATTCTTGAATACGGATGGCGAACAGCGAACTAGAAAGTTTAATCATTTGCCCCTAGCGCGGACTTGCTGTAAGAAAGTAGCCGGGTTAGTTTATAATGAACAAGCGGAAATAACTATTGAAAATGAAGTTATTAATAAGTTTGTCAATGAAATATTGTTGAATGATAGATTTAATAAAAATTTCGAACGATATTTAGAAAGTTGTTTAGCCCTAGGCGGCATGGCAATGCGACCCTATTTTGATGGTAAAACTATAAAGATTGCTTTTATTCAAGCACCTGTGTTTCTTCCCTTACAAAGCAATACTCAAGATATTAGTAGTGCTGCTATTGTTACTAAGTCGGTTAAAAGCGAGGGCAGAATAAATACCTATTATACACTGATCGAATTTCATGAGTGGGTAAATGATGAATTGACAATCACTAATGAGCTTTATAAATCAAATAATGCGGACATAATAGGCAGCAGGGTATTACTTAGCGAATTGTATGATACTTTAGAAGAGAGTGTAGTTATAAAAGGGCTAAGCCGCCCGCTATTTACATATTTAAAAACTCCGGGTATGAATAATAAAGATATAAATAGTCCTCTGGGATTATCTATATTTGATAATGCTAAAACGACTATAGATTTTATTAATCGTACTTACGATGAATTTATGTGGGAAATTAAGATGGGGCAACGACGGGTGGCAGTACCAGACGGATTAACAAATATGACTTTTCAACAAGGGAAAGATGGTAGGCTTCAATCTAAGCGTCGATTTGAAGTAGAACAGAATGTTTTTGTTCAGATTGGCGGAGGTATTGATGATAATAAAATTATTGACTTGACTACTCCTATTCGTGCAGAAGACTACATAAAATCCATTAATAAAGGATTAGCAATATTTGAAATGCAGGTTGGAGTTAGCAGCGGTATGTTTAGTTTTGATGGCAAAACTATGAAAACCGCTACTGAGGTAGTGAGCGAAAATTCGGATACTTATCAGCTTCGAAATAGCATAGTTTCACAGGTGGAACACTCTATCAAAGAATTAATAGTGTCAATATGTGAATTAGGTAAGGCACATGGAATATATCGCGGAAAAATACCTAAGCTTGGTGAAATATCCATTAATCTTGATGATGGAGTATTCACTGACCGAAACGCAGAACTTGACTATTGGACTAAGGCGTTAGCTAGTGGGATAGTCAGTAAGCAATATGCTATTTCTAAAGTGTTAGGTGTTACTGATGAAGTAGCTGGTGAGATGTTAACTGAAATCAATGAAGAAAGTCAGCCGGATCTAGGAGATGAGGATAGATTAATCTATGGAGCTAAAGAATAATGACGGTAAATACTGGATAAAAGCTAAAGAAGTAGAAGAACTGTACCACGATTTGACACTTGAATTGATGAGTAATATAATTCGCAGATTAAAGGAACGCGGTACTGCTGATTTGATAGACAATCCTTATATATGGCAGCTTGAAAAATTAAACGATATGCACTTATTAACAGAGGATAACGTTAAAACTATAGCTAAGTATAGTGACATTTCAGAAGATGTATTCCGGGATGTAATAGCTAATGAGGGCTATAAGATATATAAGGATAGCCACGAGCAATTAAGACTGGCTTTAAAATCAAGCGCTAAACCCGATCCGAAAGTTCAAGATAGTTTGAATTCTCTGGCCAAACAGACAATGCGTGAGGTTAACAATTTAATCAATACAACTATGCCGAAAGCTCTACAAAATAATTATAAAAAAACTTTAGAGAGTGCGGTTGCTAGTGTAGTGTCTGGTACAAAGTCGCATAATAAAGCATTGTCAGAAGCGGTTTTAAAAATGTATGAGCGAGGATTTACAGCTTTTAGAGATAGAGGTGGGGAAACGTGGACTGTAGAGCGATACGCGCAAACGGTAATACGCACAACAACATTTAGGACTTATCGAGAAATGAGGGAACGCTCCGCAGATGAATTAGGAGTGGACACATTTTATTACAGCGCTAAAAGTAGTGCTAGAGAGTTATGTGCGCCGTTACAACACCAAATAGTAACTAAAGGCGTAGCACGGACTATAAACGGAGAAAGGGTGTTAAGTTTACCTGATTATGGGTACGGCACTCCTGGGGGTTGCCTTGGCATAAATTGTGGGCATTATCTTACACCTTTTGTAGTAGGCGTGAATTATAAACCTGATTTACCTGAGTATTTAAAGAATTTAACAGAAGAAGAAGCCATGCAGAACGCTTTTGATAAAGCAAGGTTAAAGGCTTTTGATAGAGAGATAAGGGTAGTTAGAGATAAGAGGCGACTGGTGAAAGAATTAGACGATAAGGAGCTGCTACAAAAGTTAGGATTAAGAGAAAAAACGCTGCTAGGAGGTAGAAAAAATCTTATTGAGAAAAATCCAACTGTGGTAGGGAAGTATCCGACCTCACCAAAAAGTACAACTAAGAAGATAATATCTAAAACTTTTTTAGGGGATAATATTTATAAATATTTAGAAAACGAGTTTGGAAATATAAATTCAGGACCTGTAACTCTACGAAAAGAGCGATTGGATCATATATTAAATAGACACCCTGATTTAGGAAATAATGCAGCGGATAGGATTGAAAATACCCTGCGAGATCCTACATATATTTTGAAAGATAATAAAAATTATAATACGGTTTTATTTATTTTGAAAGATGAAATAAATAACATGAATGTAGTGATAAAATTATCTACTGATGAAAAGGAAAATTCAGTTATTACTGCTTTCAGAGTATCTGATAAAAGGTTAAATAGAGTAGTGAAAAAAACAAAAATTCTTTACAATTCTTCACAAATAAGATATAATGACAGTAAGGAAGAATAATGAAGTAGAGATTTAGTGTTCCTACGCACCCTAGTGGTAAAAGAGATGGTGGGACAGACACACCGCCCATTATTCTGTATATTTTTATAAAAGCACTTAGTTAATAGCTAGGTGTTTTTATTATGAATTCGTCCTAGGCATGACGTTAAAAGGTTTATTTATTATGCCTTGCACGGTGTAACAGTGCGAAATTAGTCCATGTGACGTTAAAAGGAGGACTCAATATGAGTTTAAAAAGAGATATGTTAGTTGAAGCAGGAGTTACAGATAAAGACGCATTAGATAGAATTATGCAAGCGTACGGTGCAGGACTAGAAAATGCTAAAAATCAAATTAAAAGTGAACTCGGAGCTGAAAAAGAAACATTAAAGGATAGATTGAAAGCACAAGACGGAAAGTTAGAGGAGCTTACAAAAAGCGCTGAATTAAACGCCGAAACTAAAAAAGCATTTGAGGATTTGCAAGCAGAGTATTCTCAATACAAAGTAGAAAGTGAAAATAATCTAGCGAAAATCAACAAAACAAATGCTATTGCTTTAGCATTAAAAGATGTCAAAGCCTATGATAGTGATGTTTTGATGAAACTTATCGATATTGATAAGGTAGAATTAGGAGAAGACGGCAAACCTAAGTTAGATGATATGGTTAATTCATTGAAAGAGAGTAAGCCGTTTTTATTCGAACAAGAACAACCAAATTCACCACAAATCACGGTGGGGGGTAATCCTAACGGAAATGGCACAAATAATAATGATCCATTTCAAGCGGTGATAAATTCATATAAATAAGAAAGGAAATAAAACAATATGGGAAATAACCAAAATTTACCGGTGCGCCAATACGCACCTCAATATAGACAAATTTTAACAACAGTATTTGATGTTAAAAAAGCATTTGAAGGAGTGTTAGCACCTATTCAATCATTAGATGGTGTCCAATTTAATTCAAAAGCCTTTAGCGTAAAAACTAATGGGACTCCAGTGGTAGTAGGGACTTATAGCACAGACGCAAATACTGCTATGGGAACTGGAACAGGACAAGGAAGTAGATTCGGTCAACTTACCGAAGTTATTTATCAAGACACCGAAGTGCCTTACGATTATTCGTTGGCAATTCATGAGGGGATTGACCGTTATACAGTTAATAACGATTTAAATGCTGCCGTTGCAGACCGTTTTAAATTGCATGCAGAAGCACAAACTAGAGAAATGAATAAAAAGGTCGGTAAATTCTTATCGGCTAACGCTGGAAAAACTGAAGCGCTAGCAGACCTTACCGAAGAAAGTATTAAAAAGTTATTCAATGCCGTTAATACTTATGTAATTAATACCGAAATAAACGCTCCTATTAAAGCGTATATCCGCGCTGAAATTTATAACGCAATTATAGATTTAACATCTACCACAACTGCTAAAGGATCTAATATTAGTTTAGATAACAATGGATTGGCTAAATATAAAAATGTTACTTTAGTAGAAGTGCCTACTCAATATTTCGAAAATGAAGTGGTAGGTATTTTTGCACCTGATGGAATTGTTATTCCTTTTGTGGGTATTCAGACAGCGAGAACTGTAGAAGCGGAAGATTTTGACGGGGTTAAATTGCAAGCGGCTGCTAAAGGTGGAACCTATGTGCTAGATGATAATAAAAAAGCTATTATCAAAGTTACCGGTACTATTGCTTAGGAGGTAGTTTATGGCTAAATATACGGTTAATATTGAATATATTGATAAATATTCATATAATAAGGTAAAAGCAGGCTCAGTGGTTGAATTGGAAGATGGTAGATATAATGAGATAGTATCTATTTTAGGCGAAGAAGCACTAAAAACATTCGATGAAAAAGAAACTAAAGAAGAGGCTAAAACTGAAAAAAAGAAGAGGTTGAATAATTTAATCTCTTCTTTGATTTTTTGGGGGATCTAAAATGAATTATTTAACTTTAGAAGAATTTAAGGAACTAGGTTTTAAAGAAATATCAAATTTTGAAGAATTAAGGGTAAATGCAGAATTAAGCGTGGATTTATTTACAAATTATTTTTATCAAAATAATAACTTAGAAGAAGATTATCCTGTTAGAAAAAAAGCTGTGAAACGTGCTGTTGCATTTCAAATATACTATATGGATAATAGCGGAGTTTTTACAGCTGAGGATAAAAAATCTTTAGGTAGTATAAGTATAGGCCGTACCACTATAAATTATGGTAATTCTAACTCTAAGATTAATGAGGGGGCACAGTATAATTTATCGCAAGATGCTCTAAATTTATTGAGGAGCGTAGGATTTGGATATAGAGGTGTTTTATATGATAGATAAAAGACTTTTGACGGATACTATAAAAGTAAGTCTAGTAAACGAAAAAGATAAATGGGGGAAAGCTTCATATGCCCCCTTTTTCGAAGTAAAATACGTTAGATTTGATAGAAGCTCAATAGATAAGTCTACTAATACCCAGAACCTTACAAATATTACAAGGAATAAATCGGGAACGATATTTATATATCTTAAATTCGCCGATGTAAAAGTTGATGATAGTTGGCTACAAGCTAAAATCATTGATAAGCACGGGGAATACAAAGTAATTAGCTTTGAAGTTAATTATTTAGGAAAAAAAGTCTTTTCTTACGAATTATCGGTGATTTGATGAGTATTAAAGTATCATATGATTTTTCACCATTAGAAAAAAAATTCGGTGCTAATAGCGTGGAAAATGCCAAAACTTTGGTCGCTAATCAAATATTGATAGATAGTGATGAATTTGTACCCAGCGACGGCAGAGGGTATTTAAGGACTGGCGGGCACGCAACCAAAGGGTCTGCCATATGGAATACTGTTTACGCCAGAGCGCAGTTTTTCGGAACTAATGGCATTGTAACATTTAGAAAATATACAATAGCCGGGACAGGTAAGGAATGGACTGAAAAGGCGGCTGATAAGCATATGAAAGATTGGGAAGAAGTAGCTAAGAAAGGACTAGGGATAAGATGATAAATAACAACGATTTTCAAGAAATACTTTGTGATTTTGTAAATTCATTAAATTTACCACTAAAAGCTAGATTAGATTATTTTAATGAAACAGAAGATTTGGTAATTAATTTAATATCAGGTGGAAAAGTTGATAAATTATTTATGGACAGCACTCAAGAGATTAGCTTACCTTTTGAGATTGCGGTTAAAAGCCTAGAGAATCAAAAAGCTAATTCTATTATGTGGAGTATTCACGCAGCTTTATCCGAATTTGATTTGCAATTACCTAGTTTAAATGGATCTTATCAATTTTTAAGTCTTGAAGTTGGTAAGCCCGCCATAAATGGGAGAGATGAACAAGACTATTTTATTTACACATTGAACATAGTTTCAAAATTAGAAATTAAAGGAGATTAAAAATGGCAAGACAAAAGAATGCGTTAAGAAAACATTATGTAGCAGTATTTGATTCAAGTAATCCCACTACTGCCCCAGAAAAAACAGCATATAAATTGTTAGCGAAATACATCAAAACTGTTAACGATGAAACTGACGAAGATACAGATGATGTAGCTTGGTATGACGGTGACGGTACACCCGAAGAATCAGTAATTTCAGTGAAAGCTGGGTATTCATTTGAGGGTAACTATGATGTAGCTGATGAAGCACAAAAATTAATAGCGGGATTAAAATACAAAGTTGGAGATGACCGTAAGGTTTGGTTTAAAGTTGTATCGTCAGATAATAAAACTCAATGGGAAGCAGTGGCTATTGTTTCTGGAATAAAAGCCGGAGATGGAGACGCTAACGAGTACGAAAACTTTGAGTGTACTATTAAATGGACTACATTACCAAAAGAAACACCGGTAGCATAATTTAGGAGGAGATAAGCATGGTAGTAATTAAAAAATTTGAAAATACAATTCCAGTTGATTTTGGAGAGTTTGAATTAAGATTTGTGATTAGTGATGAAAATATCGCTAAATTAGCAGGACTAGAAAAAGAAATTAATGGAATTAAAGAACAATTAGACGGCTTGAAAGGCGATATAAAAGATTTAGAAATTATATATAATCTAGGTAAAGATTTATGGGTTAAATTATTTGACGATGAAGTTTTCGAAAAAGTATACGAAGCTTGTGATAAATCAGCTATATCTACTCTGGTGGCTATTATACAAACAATAAAAGGGCTAGGAGATGGAATCCAGGATAATTATTCTCAAGATAAATTTTTGAAATACTTAAATTAATCATGCTTAGTTTATCTTATAAATTAGAAGATGCATTAATTATTGGTAGCGAAGTTTATAATTTGAATTTAAGTTTTGATAATGTATTAAGGATATTTGATATGTTGCAATCTAATGATTTAGAAGTTTTTCAAAAGCCTTATTTTGCATTGTTTATGTTAACTGGGGAGACGTTTGAAAAATATTCTTTTGATGATGTGGCGGAATTTTTAGATTCTATACTAGAAGAGCATATAAAAAATAAAGAGTTTAATTCTCTTGAATACGACTTAGCGGGCAATCTTATGCCCGTACAAGAAGTTGAGAACGAGGAGCAACTATATAGTTTGAAATATGACGCAGACTATATTTTTGCTTCTTTTTTTCAGGCTTATAACATTGATTTAATAGAAATGCAAGGCAAATTACATTGGAAAAAATTTAATGCCTTATTAAATGGTCTCCCGGAGGATACAAAATTCATGGAGGTTGTAAAAATTCGCGCTTATAAGCCGTCTAAATATGACAGCCCTGAATACAAAGAGCAAATAAAAAAGTTACAACGCCAATATGAACTTCCTGTTGATGATTAATGATTTTAAAAGAAAGGGGGTAAAATATGGCAGAGGGTAAAGTTAAAATAGATGTCGATTTAAGCGAAAAGAAAGCGACCGCTGGGATAGGTAGACTTAAAAACGCATTAAACGGGCTTGAAAGTGCCGGGAATAAAGCAGGATCAGTATTCAAAAGCGTGCTAGGTGCAAATTTAATAAGTGCGGCAATAGGCAAAACGATAAATAGCATTACCACTAGTATTGGCAGCATGATCTCGGAATTGAATAGTTCATCAAAAGCGTGGAAAACTTTCGAAGGTAATATGTCTATGATAGGCAAATCATCCGAAGAAATTGCTCAAGCTAAATCAGTATTACAAGATTATGCAACTAAAACTATATATAGCGCTTCTGAAATGGCGAGCACATATAGTCAGTTAGCAGCGGTCGGGATTAAAGAAACTGATAAATTAGTAACTGGTTTCGGCGGACTTGCAGCAGCAGCCGAAAATCCAAAGCAAGCTATGAAGACATTAAGCGTGCAAGCAACGCAAATGGCAGCTAAACCTACCGTAGCGTGGCAAGACTTTAAGTTAATGATGGAGCAAACACCTGCGGGAATGGCGGCGGTTGCTAAAGAAATGGGGATGTCATTATCGGAACTAGTTAAAGGAGTTCAAGACGGAACTATTAAAACGGAAGACTTCTTTAATGCTATCAAAAAAGTAGGTAATAACGCTGATTTTTCTAAAATGGCAACTGAATTTAAAACTATTGACCAAGCGATAGACGGTGCGAGGGAAAGTTTAGCCAATAGGTTACAACCAGCTTTTGAAAAAGTTAATAAATTCGGAATAAAAGCAATAGTTGGTCTTACTGATGCATTAGAAAAAATAGATTTTAGCGGATTTGCTGAAAAACTCGGGCACTTCCTCGATGGAATAAATATAGAGGGCGTAATCAACGGTATTGCTACGTCAATAAAAAATGTAACCTCTGTAGCTAAAGAACTGTGGAGAGGTCTTAATGATAGCGGAGCAATTAGTGCTGTTGTAGAGGCTTTTAATCAAGTCCAAAAGGCAATTAGTAATGTGATTAAAACCCTAGCCGATAGCGGGGCTATTAGTACTTTTGCTCTAATATTTGGAGAACTCGTAAAAGTAATTGCGAAAGTTGTTACTGCTTGTGCAAAATTTATATCAGCTTTACCGCCCGGTGTTATTAAAGCTATTGCATATTCATTGTTAGCTGTGGCTACTTCTATAAAAGCTGTTAAATTAGCTACAAAAGGCTTAGATTTAATTAAAAACTTCAACCCGTTTAAAGCATTTAAAAAGAACGCTACGAGCACTTTAGAGAGCGCTGGAAAAGGAATTGAAAAGTCGCTTGAGGGAGTAGGCAAAGTTGTAGAAAAATCTTCTAAAGGAATAGGTGAGGGGCTACAACGTGGTCTTAGTGGCGCAGGTAAATTATTAGATAGATTAGGTCGAGGTATATCAAGTGCTGCAAAAGGTATAGGTACTGGAATTTCTACTGCGGCTCAAGGTATAGGAACTGGCTTAGCTACTGCATTTAGGGGGTTAGGTTCTGCTATCGCTATGGTTCCTCCTAGCACTTGGCTAGCATTAGGAGCTGCAATTCTTATTGTGTGTGCTGGGCTTGCTTTATTAGGTACTCAAGGTGATGGCGCGGCAAAAGTTCTAACCGCCTTAGGTAGCGCTATAACTCAAATAGTTGAAGCTATCGGAACCGGGTTAACCGCAGTTATTACTTCGTTAGGCAATGCTATTGTTAGCGTAGGTAATGGGATAAAAACCGCCCTAGAGGGAGTAGGTATAGTAATTCAAAGTGTAGGTTCTGCTATTAAAACAGTATTTGAAGGCGTGGGAGTTGTTATTCAATCCGTAGGTACTGCAATTAAATCAGTTCTTGAGGGGGTAGGCAGTGCTTTTACGGGATTTGGTAACGGTGTACGTTTAGCGTTGGAAGGTGTAGCGAATATAGTAACCTCAATAGGAACAGCTATTCAATCAGCATTACAAGGTGTTGCTAGTATTGTGGCTGCTGTCGGTAATGCTATTAAATCCGCCCTAGAGGGAGTAGGGACTGTGATTGAAAGCACTGGTACAGCGATTAAATCGGTTCTTGAGGGGTTAGGACAAGCGTTTGAAAAATTCGGCACTGCGGTAAAAACAGTGTGTGATGGAATTAAAGAAGTTGTTGATAGTATAGGTTCAGCCATAAGAAATGTGCTAGATGGAGTTGCTAATATTTTCGACAGCATAGGTAATGCTGCGGAAAAAGCAGGTAACGGATTTAGATTATTTGCAGAAGGAGTTAAAACACTCGTTGATTTAAGTTTTAGTGATTTGGTAGCGACTTTAGCTGCAGTTGCAACTGGAGTAGGTAAGATAACATCTCACGCAGGAGAGATGGTTACAGCAGGAGCAGGAATGCAAAGTATGGCGGTTGGTCTTTCAGCGTTAGGTGTAGCTGCAAATATCGCTCAAAGTGCACTTACTGCATTACCAACTTTAATATCTAATTTTACAACTTCGTTAAATACGCTACCTATATCATTAGCTATTGCAACCGCGTCTATGCAAACATTCAGTTCTAACGTGACTTCTTCTTTATCGGGAGCAAGTGGCGTTATTAATAATTTCATATCGCAGTTAGCAATTTTAACTACCGAATTTGGTTTAGTAAATGCCGGGGCTAGTATTTTAACGGGAGTAATCACATCGTTATCTAGTTCGTTAGCTCAAACGGGTAATGCTGCGGTTAGCGTTTCAAATCAAATTACTCAAATTGGAACATCTATTTCATCTGTTGGAGCTACTGTAACTGGAATGGCTTCTAGTGTAAGCTCAGCAATGTCTAATTTAGCTAGTTCAATATCTAACGCTATGAGTAGCGCACAAAGCAGCATTCAAAGCACTTGTCAACAGTTTGTATCAATATTACAACAAACTGCTACTCAAATGTCTCAAGAGGGGCGAAAAGCGGGGCAAGAAGCGGGTAAAAATATTGCTGAAGGTCTCAGAAGTAATGAAGGTAATATCCGTTCATCAATGGAGAGTATAAAAAATACTATCCAAAATGTGGGGCAAAGTATAGCGCCAGTAGCACAAAATATTGGCGCTCAAGTTAGTAATGGGGTAGCTAGAGGTATGTATTCCGCGTTAGGGTCTGTAATTTCTGCGGCTAATGCTATTGTAAATGAAGTTGATAGAGCATTGAGAGCCAAAGCGCAAATTCACTCACCTTCAAGGCTTACAACTAAGACAGGTGGTCACTTAACGGGCGGACTTGGTAAAGGTATGATAAGCAATATGGGAGTATTGGACAAAGCACTAAACCTGTATCAACGTAAATTAAATGATTTTAAACCTAAATTGAGTGCTGAAAGCATGCTAAGTTTTAGCGGCGGGGCGAGATATGCTACTGCTGGAGCAAATAATAATAGCGTTACTAACAATAATACTAGCAATTACGGCTCGTTGTTACACATCGATAATTTGAATACTAATTCTGAAGACGACGTAAGAAGATTATACGAACAAATAAAATTCTTTATTAGAGAGGAGAAGGATAGATTATGATAAGTAAATATATTACTTATAACGGATTGAATACAAAAAATCTCGGACTGAGGTTAGTTGATGATATAGAATTTGAATCACCTTCAAACTCTATGGAATTTATAGAAATAGACGGAGTAAATGGCTCTAAAATTAAAGATAAGAAAAGATTATCAGTAGTAAATAGAAATTTTCCCTTCAAGGTGCACAATCCTAAGGCTGATATCCATCATATTATAAATGAGCTTAACAAATATCTTATCAACACAAAAGTTGGTTGGCATGATTTTGAGTGTAGTTGGGATGGCAAGCATTTATATAAAGCTTCATTTTATGAAACTTTTAAGATTGAGGGGTCGTTAAATAGTAGAAAAAAATGTGTTTTGAATTTTAAACTACACCCGGTTAAATATTTAAAAAGTGGATTAGAAAAAATAACACTGAGTAATGACCAAATATTAATCAATCCAGAAAATAGAGAAGCTAAGCCTTTGATTAAGTTAAGAGGAACTGGAGACGTTACATTAACAATCAATACTCAAATTTTTAAGTTGCGAGGAGTTAGCGGGCACATTATCATTGATTGTGAGACACAATCCGCCCATTGGGATAATAAAGAACCTCAATATGATAAAGTCCACAGTTATCCATTCCCGCATTTAGAACCAGGAGATAATCGAATTAAATGGGATAACAATTCTTTTATTGTGGAAATCACACCTAGATGGGAGGCGGTTATTTAATGGTATACCCAATATTATATAAAGCAACAGAAACTAATTTTGAACATTTAGGGGTGTCAGTATTATCTGACGCCTTTGAATGTTATGCTTCAAAAGAACGCAACGGTATTTACACTCTTGAATTTGATTACCCGGTAAACGGGAAAGATGTTAGTAAAATCAAAGAGGGCATGAAAATAAAAACCGATACCGGATATAGAACTAAAAAACAAATATTTATTGTTTCAAAAATTACAAAGAATAAAGATAAATTTGAAATTTATTGTCAGCACATTTCGCAAGTAAAAACCGCAATGAACGCTATTTCTCCTGATATTAGTGTTGTTAACGCTAGCGCTAGCAGGGCGTTGGAAATCTGGAGGGCAAATCTATTAGATAGTAGAGATGAAATTTTCACGTGGTCAGATATTTCCACTTTAAACTCGACTGTTTGGAAAGTTGAGAATATAGAAACTGCAAGGGACGCACTAGGGGGAAAATCAGGTTCTATTCTTGATGTGTGGGGTGGAGAATATGAGTTTGACAATTTAAACATCAAATTACATAAAAGTATGGGTGTAGACAGCCCTACGGTAATAGCTTATGGGAAAAATCTAATAGATTTGGAACAAGAACAATCTATTTTAGAAACTTACACATCAGTTTTCCCTTTTAAAAAATATACTGACGATAAAAACAATGAGCAGCTAATAGTGCTCCCCGAAACGATTATTGACAGCCCACATGTTAACAGTTTTACCCATAGAAGAATATTAAAATTAGATTTATCAAGTGATGATAATGTTAAAAGTGTAGAACAACTTAGAAGTAAAGCAGAAGCTTATATTAAGAGTAATAACGTAGGGGTACCTAAGGTAAATTTAAAACTTAATTACCAAGATCTATCTAAAGTTGAAGGTATTTTTGATACTCCTGCATTAGAAGAAGTTGATTTGTGCGATAAATTAAAAGTATTTTATTCTGATTTAGGCATTATGAATGAAAGCGCTAAAGTAATAAAAGTAGTTTGGGACGTAATTTTAGAAGAGTATCACAAAATAGAAGTTGGGGATAGTAAAAGTAATTTTGGGGAAAGTACGTCAGTAAAATTAGAATCTTTACAAAATCAAAATGATAACTTGAATAATAGGTTAAATACTATATTAGCAGAACAAGAAGCCAGTTTTAATAAGTTTTTTAAAGGAAAAGCTAAAGATATTGAAGACGCAGTAAAAACCGGGATTGAAAAAGGTCAATTAAAAAGCGAAGAAAAGATAAAAAAATAAAAGATGACTTAGAAAGAGAAATTAATCAATTTAAAAACGACATTCAACGAGCAACTACTGAATTCAACAAAAATCTAAACGAAACTAAACACCAACTTGAAATATTAAAAACTGATAATCACAATAAAATAATCGAACTTGAAAGAGGAATAACTTCCGCCAAAGAAAAAGGCGAAACTGCATTTAATAAAGTAACAGAGCTAAACGGCGAAGTTACTAGAGAGTTTGAGAAGATAAAAAAAGATACCAACGATAGCATTAATGCTGTTAAATCAGAATTTAAAGTAACCGCTGATGGCTTATCGAACAAAATAGTCAAGTTAGAAGATTATGTAAATAAAGACGGTGAAAGAACTCAAACGATGAAGTCCTGGGTTGAAACTAACACTGTAGAAGCTTTAAAACGAGAAAGAACAGAAGTATTAAAAGTAATTGACGGTAAAGGATATGTAACAGCTCAAAATCTTACTAATAAGCTAGAAGAAACCAGCAAGGGCGTTACTAGGGAAATATCAAGCGCTATTGATAACATAAGCTATAGTAACCGTAACTTACTTTTAAATACGCATTTCCCAGACTCAAATTCAATAGAAAATACAAGTGCTACTTTAAAAATTAATCAAAATGATTATAACGGGCATAATTCTATTGAATGGCAAGTAACAGGAGCAACTAGTAACGGTTGGAAAGGTCTTAACGTTAAAAGTAGCATATCGTCAGTTAAAAAAGGCGATAAGTTAGTAATTAGATTACCAATCTATATTTTTAGTGATGTAAATGACGACGCAGGAGTTAAGTTAAGATTAAAAAATCATAAAAATAACTCTACTTTAAAATCTTTTAATTTATCCGATAATATGCCAAAAAATCAATGGGTAATTAAAGAGATTAAATTTATAGCAGAAAGCGATTTTGATTTCACGAAGAATAATTTCTTTTTCGTGGCAATTGATAAAAATGGGCATTGCAAAATAGCTGAACCTTATCTTGGATATGGAACAGTAATACCTAGTTCGTGGTCTCCAGCTCCTGAAGATAGTACTAACCAAATAAACGCATTAAATACTTGGAAGCAAACAGCAACTGAAACGTTAAATAAAGTTGGCAGCATTAATCCTAATGACTTAGTTAAATACTCACAGATGAGAATAACTGATGACGGTATTGATTTTGGGTCAGGAAGACAATTCAACGGTAAGTCGTTAGCTAGTATGCTAAGAATAAGTCCTGACAGTATTCAAGCGATAACTGATAAATTTATAATTACTCCAAGTAATGAGAATTTGGTTGAAGTTGATAAGCGAAATGAAATTGGATTAGAGCAACGTTCACTATGGCTAACCCCTAAAATAAAAGAAGATAACCTATTAAATAAAAATGAATTTAGAATAATAGGAGAATTTATCTGGCAAGGTAACTTAACTTATGACCTTAACTTTATAATTGAAATAAAGAAAAATGGACAAAATGCAGAATACTTTTTTTAAAAAATTGCTTCAAAAAATTCAACTTATATATCAAGTAAACGAGGAGTTGATTTAAGGGTTGACCCTGATATTTCAGATATTGAATATTACAGATTAGGAATATATCAAGAAGGAAATAACAACTTCCACAAAATAGCTTGTAAAAATTTAGAAATTCGCCAAAAAAGGTCAGCAGAGTTAATTGTTGACGGAACTATAAAATCTAAGCATATATCAACAGGGTCAATAGAAGCTGGGCATATATCCGCCGGATCAATACAAGCTATTCATATGACGGCTGAAAGCATTGCCGCTGACGCTTTAAAAGTTGATGAAGCAATGATTAATAAATTGTTAGTAAATAATCTATTGGTTAAAGAGTTGTTTGCCAATAGTGCATTTATCAATAAATTACAAGCCGTTGACATCAGTGCTACTCAAATTACCACTGGGTATTTAAGCGGAGATAGGATATATGGTGGAACTATTGAGGGGGTTACAATTACCGGGTCAACACTTACAGGTACTACTAAGATAAAAATAGGTGAGTATGGTTATATGCAACCAGTAGATAGAGGACTCCAAATTAACACTCCTGCTTCTTATAATGCTAATTATGGAACAGGGGTTCAGATTTTAGGTGATACATGGGGTAATTATCCTAAGGGGATATTTATTTACCACGACCCAGATTTTTCTGTCCCAGGACAAACTGTTTATCCTAACGTCGATAATACATTGTTGACAGTGCACGGTTATGCTGCAATTTGCAATAAATTTAATGGCAATCCTGTACAAGGACACGCTATAATCTCTAATAGATATAAAGACACTCCTGTTAATGGGATTTATAAAATTGCATTTATAGGTTGGGACGGACGTAGCGGTCAATTATATGTTGATGACGGAACGGGTTCATCAGGAACTTGGTGGTTCACGCCTGACTCTTCATCATCAGATAGAAGATTGAAATTAGGGATTGAGGATAGTAATTATAACGCAATAGAATTTATTGAAAAATTAAACTTCAAACAATTCGATTGGAAAAGGGATAAATTCGGGCATAAAAAAGACTACACTAAATGCGGATTGATTGCTCAGGACATTCAAGCGTTGGATAGCAGCTTGGTATTTTCTCAAGGTGATAAGTTAGTACTAGATGACTTTAGACTTGGTAATATAGGGCTTAAAGCAATTCAAGAGTTAAATATTAGATTAAAACGATTAGAAGAAAAAATAGGAGCATAAAGAATGGAATTAAAAATTCAGAATAAAGACTTGGAAATATTATTACAGACGGTATCAAATTTACCAATAAAAAAAATGAAAGCTAATAGGGGGCGTGCTAAGTTTCTTAAAAAACTACAGGAAAAATTAGAAACTTATATTGAAGATAGAACTGAACTAGCTAAGGTATACGTTGAATATGATAAAGATCAACCTAAAGTTGATAGTGACGGCAATTTAATCTATAAAGATAATGCTAATGTAGACGAGTTTATCAAAGAGTTAAATGAGTTAAATACTGAAAGTGTAATAATTCAAGGGGGTGAATATTCTGAACGTTACACTGACTTTTTTAATGATTTGTTAGAACTTGAAGTTGAGTTATCGGCATACGAAACAATACTAATTGATGATATTTTAGAACAATTTGAAAAAGGAGATAAAGAATAATGACTTTGGAAATTAAAAAAACAACAAAATTAGAGGGTAGATTTAAGGTAGGAGATGAAACAGTGAAGTTAGTAACTGTAGAAATTAACGATAAAGGAGTATCAGAAATTTACGAAAGTATGTATAACCGAGAATTGTACTCTAAAAATCGTGTAGAAATGCGTAAACACGAAAAAGAACTTAGGGAAAAAAGATACGAGATAGAGGATAAAATTTTAGAGGAATTGGAAAAAACTAAACAGGAGTAATTTAAATGGCATTAATAGAATTAAGATTTTCGGATTTAGTAATACATCTTAGGGAATTCTTTAATATTGCAATTTTATATATTGTTATGGCGTTAATAATATTTGATATATTATCTGGAATTGCAAAATCTTGGGTTACTCACGAGGTGAACTCAACACTAAGCAGGAAAGGGATTTTAAAGCACACAGCTATTATTATGTTTATCATAATATCATTTCCAATTTTAACAGCAATTGGATTTAAATCTGTGGCAACAACTATAGTTTTATATCTTATATATAGCTATTTAATTTCAGTTATTGAGAATTTAACAGTATTAGGAGTTCCTTTCCCAAAAGGAATATTAAAAAGACTTACTAAATTAAAAGATTTAATAGAAAACAAGGAGGAATAATAAGTGACAGAATTACAACAATTTATAAGTCCAGTGATAATGGCAATTTGCTTGCTAATAGGAAATAGCATTAAGACTAGCTTCCCTAAAATACCTAACAATTATATTCCTGCAATATTAGCAGTTGTAGGGGCAGTTTTAATTTGCATATTAGAGGGATATTCAGGACATAATATCGTGACAGGTATTGTTAGCGGATTAAGTGCAACTGGACTACATCAAATTCACAAAGGGATAAGAGAAGTTAAAAATAATTAACACACTTTGACAGTTGTTTATAGTGTTTGACAAAAAGTAGAATTTGTATTAAAATAAATTCAGAGATAAAAAGGAACCTATTCACCTCCTTTCAGTCTCGTTTTAACGTTAAAATTCGTAGTGATACGAAAGTGTAATAGAAGCACATTACACTGCTTGGCAGAGCTTAAGAACTGTTCCTTGGAGATAAGCCTAAGAAGCACAAAGAGGAGTTAGTCAACCAACAATTCGACTAATCGTAAGACCTGGTTAGAGTCTTTTCTAATCCGTGCTTAATTTTGTTTTATGGAGAGAAAATGGATAATGTTGATTTAAAAAAATTGTATGATGATTATAAAAAGAAATTTCATAATAATTCTTGTATGATAGAAACGAATTATAAAAAATTAAATGAATTTATAGTCAAATTCAATATTTTAGATTTACATCATTTATTTGGAATTCATAAACTTGAAAATATTAACGCTAGCAAAACTAAAGAATTTTTAGAGAAAAATGAATTAGATTTAAATAAGTATAGAAAATATAAGAACTTTAATGAAGTAGTTAATAGGATCAATAATTATAATTTTATATCGGAAATTTTTATTGATAAAAAATATAATTATTGCATATTAGCCAAAGATTTAAATAAAAATACTATGAAATTATCTGTTGTATTTTATAAAGAAAATGAGGATAAATATATAGTATTCGGATTGAGAAAAATTTATAAAAATGTTTTTGTACCTACTACATTACATGAAGGTAGAGGACAAGCAATTTATAAAAGTTATAGACAAACTAAAATTAAAAATATTAAGTGGTTAGACTGAGATTATTCTTGGTCTTTTTATTATGAAAAAATGGAGGATAAATAAATGGTTAAAACAATAGATATAGTAAATGAAGCAAAAAGAATAGCAAATTTAGGAATAGGGGTAGATCAAGACGGAGCATATGGTACTCAATGTGTAGACTTACCGAATTACTTAAGTGTATTATTCTTTGGTAAAGCATTAAGAGGTAATGCAATAGATTTATTAAATAGTGCTAAGTCATTAGGTTATACAGTTGAATATAATGTGGTAGGAGATGTAAATTCTAAGCCACGTGCGGGGGCGGTGTTTGTTATGGATACCACTTATATTGCTGGTCATTCTTACGGGCACACAGGATTAGTAATTGCTGATAGTGACGGGTATACAATGAGTACCATTGAACAAAATGTTGATGGTAACGCTGATAGTTTATATGTAGGCGGTCCTGCCCGATATAGAAATCGTGACTTTAGCGGCATTGTTGGGTGGTTCTACTTCCCAGTGAACGACACACCGGCTAATAACCCAGCTAATACCGATTTACAAGCATTAGATAAAGCTAGAACATTCAAGGTAACTGTTGATAAGTTAAATGTGCGTTCAGCTCCATCGTTAGATAGTGAAGTAGTAGCAACTTACGAAAATGGTGAAGAATTTAATTATATGGAATATTGCTACGCTAATGGTTACGAATGGTTATCTTACATCTCACACAGTGGAGAAAGACGTTATGTTGCAAGTATGGAGCTTGAAACTGGTAAAGAATATGGTGAATGGAGATATAGAGATTAATATTCCTTGTCAATTCCAAAGATATGTAGTATAATATAATTACTTTATTTTTATTCATTTTTATTCACACCCCTTATCATTTAGATAGGGGGTATTTTTTATTTCACTTGATTTAGTAGGTAAAATATGATACTGTTAATGCGTATAAAATAAAATTTAAGGAGGAAATAAAAATGAAAAAAGTAGTTAAGATTACTGCAAAAGTTTTGCTAAGTACTGCATTGTTATCATCAATTATAATTCCCACATCTAACCAAGCGAGAGCTGATTGGAAACAAGATGAAAACGGTTGGTGGTATGATGAGGGAAATGGGAGATATCTTGCTGATGGAAGCTGGTCGATTGGAGGAAAAGCTTATCGTTTTGATAAAAGAGGATATATGGTAACGGGCTGGTATTATGATAATGGTGATAAGCATGAGAGATTAAAAGGATGGTATTATTATGATCCAGTAAATGGGGATGAAAAAAGAGGTTGGCAAAAGATAGATGGAAAATGGTATTATTTTAATGCTATGGCACTTACAGGTTTACGGAATATAGATGAAAAAAAATATTATTTTGATCCTGTAAATGGGGATATGAAAACAGGGTGGATAAAGATTGAAGGGAAGTGGCACTATTTTGATCCTGAAAATGGTAATGAAAAATCAGGTTGGCAGAATATAGATGGGAAATGGTATTATTTTATTTCTGAAGCATTTACAGGTTTTAATTATATAAATGAAAAATTGTATTATTTTGATCCTGTAAACTGTGATATGAAAATAGGATGGACAAAAGTAAATGGAGTTCAATATTATATGGATCCTAATGATGGAGGAGCGGTAGCAAGAGATAAAGTCTTGCTTATGAATGGTGTTTATTACACTTTTAATGCGGGTGGTAAACTTATAAAAGTTGAGTTAGCTAATAAAAATTAGCTAATAAATAACGGGAAGAAATATTTTAACCCTTGCAGGAATGCGGGGGTTATTTTTGTTTGTGAAACAATTATTATGAAACATATTGTTTTCAACATACTTTTATAGTATGATTAAACTAACAGCAAGAGAGGTGAAAATATGAAGAAAGAAAAAATGTATTTAGCATTTAGATTTACAGGAAACAATGAAATTGGTATAGAAGAATTTATTAATTTTTTAAATAATATATCTAAGTATCTTTTAAGTGTAAAAAAAGATTTAGGAGAAGATTTCAAATTAAGCACTAATGTTACTGCCATAGAAAAGGGTAGCTTCATAGTACACATAGTACCTGTTATAAATGTTTTAGCTAGTATATTACCTCATGTAATAGAAAATACAGGTTCTTTTATAAAATTAGTTAGAGAAATATTAGAAGTAATTTCCTTTCTACGTGGAAAACCACCTAAAGAAATAACCGAGACACATATAACTAATTTTTATGGAGATCAAATAAATATTAATAATCCTATATTTCAAATTTTTTCTAAAGATAGTAATGATACTTTTGAAGCCGTTGAAAAGTTAGCGGAAGATATACCGTTAAAACGAGAGTTGGAAGTATATGAGAGTGTTAGCAATAGCAAAACAATTATTAATGATGAGAATAAAGAATATTTTAAAAGAAAAAAAATCACAGATACTGATGAAAAATTTATCATAAATACAATTAATAATCTAACTGTAGTAGTAAAAAAACCATCGCTAGATATGAGTTCTAAATGGACTGTTCATATTGATAGAACAGTTAATGTGGATATTCATGATAAAGAATTTGCTAAACTAGTAAAAGATGGGGAGATATCATTTTCTAATGGTACTAAGTTAGAAGTGGATATGGAAATAAAAAGTTATCCGAATAATGAAAAAATTAAACCTACTTATGTAATAACTAAAGTTCATTTAGATAAAGTAGGAGCTGTTCAACAAAAGTTAGATTTGTAAACCTCTCTTAAAAAGATAGAGGTTTATTTTTTTTAAAAAAGGGGTTGACTTTTTGTAGCAACTTAATATATAATTATAATTGTAGCGACAAAAGAAAGGAGAAAAGGTATGGTTGCTAAGAAAATAGGTAGACCCACGGAAAATAAAAAAGATACTATGTTAAGAGTGAGAATAGATAGTAATATAGTATTTAAACTTGAAGAAATATCAAAAAAAGAAAATATTTCCAAATCAGAAGTAGTAAGACGTGGTATAATCAATCAGTATAATGATATAAAAAAATAGAAGATTGCTAGACTCTCGCAAAGTTACAATCTTCTACCAGAAAGGAATAGTACTCCTAAATTTATTATACCATAGGAGTACATTCTTATCAAATTAAAATTTAAGGAGATAAAAATTTATAATTTACAAAAACAAAATAAAACTCTTGACTTTTAGCATTCAAAAATGCTATAATGTTTGTTGTTAGGAGGTGAACAGATGAAAACTCTGACAATAAGGTTAGAAGATGATTTACATAAAAAATTAAAATTATTAGTGATTGAGAAAGATACTACAATTCAGAAGCTAATTGTAGAATTAATTAATAGACAAATAATGGATAATGATAAAAGTAAATCAGCAAATAAAAAATAAAACTCTTGACTTTTAAGTGTGCATAAATTATAATTAATGTATGCTCACAAAAAAAGAAAAGAGGTGGAAAAATGGGAGCAAAAGTTGGAAGACCAAAACTGGATAATCCTATCAATATTCGAACAAGTGTTAGATTGGATAAAATAACTGATGAGAAATTAATTGAATATTGTCAAAGAAACAATATATCAAAAGGTGTAGCAGTTAGAAAAGGAATCCAGCTACTTTTGGGGCAACAAAAAAAAGATTAGAGATATAGGTTCTGAGGCTACAATCTCTAATCAAACACAAACCGTTATGATTTGATAAATCTATTATATCATATTATAAACGGTTAATAAATAAAAAGGAGCAAATTAATGCAAAATTTATTAATAAAAATAGATGAATATAATGGACGCCAAGTAACAACAAGTAGAAATGTTGCTGAAAATTTAGGAAAAAGACATAGTAATGTAGTTAGAGATTTAGAGGGAATTTTAGAAAACTCAAATTTGAGTTCTCTGATAATACCGGCGTTTTATGAGGTTGAAGGGCAAAAGAGAAAATATAAAGAATATTTACTAACAAAAGATGGATTCATATTATATATGTTCAATATCCAAGGTCATAACGATATGAAACTAGCTTATATAAATGAATTTAACAGAATGAAAGATTTATTGAAAACTCCCCAACAAAAACGCCTATACTACAAAAAAGTACCAGTAATGACAGTAGATATGTTAGCAAAAGAATTAAATATATCAACAGTAACTGTAAATAAAATGTTGTATAAATTAGATGACGGAAATGTGTTAACCGGCAATGAGTTAAAATATTTTAAAAAAGAAAACAGTTATAAGTCAAGTTGTAGCTTGCTTAGAATAATCTACCATCGTGTGGCTGATACAATAGCAAGAAATTTAGGTAAGCAATTAAGTGATTATTTTCTGTTTGATTGTGATAAATATAAACTACCCCTTGAGCAAATGCAAATAGCCTTAAAACAAGCAGACAACCTTGCTAGAATAGGTAAACAAATAAGCAATAAAGAAGATAAGGATTTTGTGTTAATGAAAGCCAGTGAGATATTAGTTAATATCGGATTATGGGATAATAAAGAAGATACTGATTACGATATAAATAGCCTCGATGGCTGGAACAAGAAATGTAAAATAGGTAATAATTTAGGCTACATAAATAGGTAGTTAAAATTATTGTAAAGCACTCCCCCTATAATTTAGGGGGTATTTTTTATTTCACTTGATTTAGTAAGGAAAATATGATACTGTTAATGCGTATAAAATAAAATTTAAGGAGGAAATAAAAATGAATAAAGTAGTTAAGATTACTGCAAAAGTTTTGCTAAGTACTGCATTGTTATCATCAATTATAATTCCCACATCTAACCAAGCGAGAGCTGATTGGAAACAAGATGAAAACGGTTGGTGGTATGATAGGGGAAGTGGACATTATTATAAAGATGGAGTATATGGCATTGGAGGAAAAGCTTATCGTTTTGATAAAAGAGGATATATGGTAACGGGCTGGTATTATGATAATGGTGATAAGTATTATAATAGAGTAAAAGGATGGTATTATTATGATCCTGTAAATGGGGATGAAAAATTAGGATGGCAAAAGATAGATGGGAAATGGTATTTTTTTAGTTATGGTAATGGTAATGCACTTACAGGTTTACAGTTTATAGATGATACAGAATATTATTTTGATCCTGTAAATGGGGATATGAAAACAGGGTGGATAAAGATTGAAGGGAAGTGGCGCTATTTTGATCCTGAAAGTGGAGCTCAAACAGAAAAAACTTGGAGATATATAAACGGGAAATGGTATTATTTTGACACAGTTCATCCAGTTACAGGTTTTTTTTATATAGGTGAAAAAAGATATTATTTTGACCCAGTAAACTGTGATATGAAAATAGGATGGACAAAAGTAAATGGAGTTCAATATTATATGGATCCTAATGATGGAGGAGCGGTAGCAAGAGATAAAGTCTTGCTTATGAATGGTGTTTATTACACTTTTGATTGGCTTGGCAAACTTATAAAAGTTGAGTTGGCTAATAAATAACGAAACTAATTATTTAATAAAGAATATATCTGCAAGATTTTTAATAAAGAAAGAACTAGCTTTTATTTTAAAGTTAGTTCTTTTGTTGTTTTAAAATATATTCTAGTGGCATTCCTTTGTCAATACCTCTAAATATCCTAAATGCTACTATTACATCTGCGTAGAAATGTTGATTGTACTATTTATAATAGCGATATTATTAATATTAATAATACCGAACATTACTAAAAATATTGACACAGCAAAAGATAAAAGTTCGCAAGCATATGAAAAAACTGTTCAATCTCAGGTAACGGCATATCAAATAAATGAAAAAGATAATGATGTAACATTTGAAAAATTGGTAGAAAAACATTATTTAGATGGCCCGGTAGATAAGGCCAGCACCGCACCTAATGGCAAAAAAATTATTATTTCAAATGGAAAAGCTACATTACAAAACTAA